GGAGTTCGGCTACCGTGACATCGATTTCGACCCCGAGTTCTTCGGATGGATGAGGGACGAGATAACCAAGTTCTGGCTTGACTACATCGTGGGCGACCAAGAGCCGCCAGCCTACAGCGCACAAGACGTTCTCCTGAAGTCTCCACTGCACAAGGCAGGAAAGGAGATTGAAGCCACAGCCGAAATCGGGGACATGCTCATCGAGTTGAAGGAAATCAAGGAGAAGAGCAAGACACTCGAGAACCGACAGAAGGAAATCGAGGACAACTTGAAGCTGTTCTTTGGTGACGCTGAAAGCATCGTGGACGGAAACGGCAAAACGCTGGCAACGTGGAAAGCACCGAAGGCAAGCGAAAAGTTCGATGCCAAGGCTTTTCAGACAGACCATCCAGAGGAATGCGCTGCCTACATCAAGCAGGTGCAGGGAGCAAGAAGGCTACTCATCAAGTAAAGGCAGGGCTTATGGCTAGCGTTCCTATATCTAAAACCGACCTAAGGAATATAATTTCCCAACTGGAGAATTATATTTCCCTAGGTGGGGAAGTGACAGCACCGACCGACACAAGCCAGCGGAACAAAATCCGGATGGCTACCGTGCTCAAACGGAAGCTGGAAAAGAAACTATCATTATCAGAATAAAATCATGAACGATTCATTTATCTTATACACATCATACTACGCTCTTATCGAGGGGCTGACCGATGAACAACTCGGGCAACTGACGAGAGCGATATTTCTCTACGCAAGGGATGGGGAGACTATAAGTCTCGAACCAGTCGTGCGTATGGCTTTTGCTTTTATCAAAGACAATATCGAGCGCAATCAAGACAAATATCAAGCCAAGTGCGAGAAAAACAGACAGATTGCACTCGAAAGAGAAAGAAAAAAGCGAGAGGCAAGAGAAAAAGCAGGTAACACGAACGTGCACGAACGTGAACGAACGTGCGAAAATAACACGAACGTGCACGAACGTTCACCTTATGATAATGATAATGAATATGATAATGATAATGATGTTTCTAAAGAAACAGATAATATATTAGAACCTTCTAAAGAAGGTATTCTGAGTGCATCGGTCAAGACCGAAGCACCCGGTGGCGGCAAGGTTTCGAAATCTCAAAAGATAGACTATGCTGCCGTCAAGGAATACTGGAACCGCAAGCATGATGAGACGAAGAGTGCGATGCCGCCTATTACGCTCATGACTGAGAACCGCAAGGTGATGGTCAAGGCAAGGGTTCGTCAATGCAAGGGAGACGTGAAAACTCTGTACCGGGTAATTGACATTGCGATGGCATCTGACTTCATGAACGGCAATAATAAGCATGGCTGGCTCGGAAAGTTCGATTGGATATTCGGCAATGAGCAGAACTTCGCAAAGGTGCTGGAAGGAAACTTCAACAACGAGACAGCCACAAGCCAGCAGCCGCAATCGGCAGCAGTCAAGGCGCAGGATCCTGCGGCAACAGCACGTCCGAGCATCGGTGAACTCTACGAGCAAGCCAAGCGTCAGCAGCCAGCGAGCCAGCAGAGCCAAGATAGCAAGTTCCGGTGGGTAATCCAGCAGAACCTCGAAGACTTGAAGAAGAACCCGAACAACAAGCCTGCCAAGGATTCGCTGGCAAGATACTACGAACGTGGAGTTCTTCAACGGCTGGGCATCGACTGGAAGCCCGAAAAATAACGAATGAGGGTAAAATTAGCCGCTCTGAGCCGTTTTCACGCTTCGGGCGGTAAATTATAAGGCAAACAGATTTTAAACGCTTAAAACAAAATAATTATGGCAAAAGAAGTAATTGTAATTAATGAACCGTATGAAATAGCAAAGGATTTTGAGGAAGGTACATTGCTGAACGTTAACGGCAGATTATTGAAAGTAGTGTCGGATAATGATGTACCTGCACAGCAGAATACTTGCGATATATGTGCTCTTGACACTAAAGGGTTGACAGAATTTTGCCCTTGTGCAAGATGTAGCGATATTCACTTTATAGAGATTGAAAGCCATGAATGAATTATTTTTCCACGAATGCAGAGCAGCAGGGCTTGTGTTCAAGACATCGAACGATTGGTTCAAGTGGCTGACCGATAACGGCTACGACATCAAGAAGCCGGTCGCAGAGCATGAAGGCTTCAAGTACAACATCTACGATGTTTGCATCAATCCGCACGTAATCGAGTATGCCGCAGAGGGTGCAGACAACTGGGGATGGAAGGTAATGACCGCCAATACACAGTTCGGCTGGATATGGGGCTACAGCATTCAGAAGGGAAAGCATTGGTACGACAGCCCGGTTGCCTACCCGAGTAGATATGACACTCTCAGCATCTTCTACGG